TAAGTGGGCAAAATAATTCGTTTTTCCTACCGGCAGTCTACTCTAAAAAGGTTCTTAACTTCTTTAGGAAGGCTTCGGTTGTTGAAGCGATTACAAACACCGATTATTCTGGTGAAATTGCAAACTTCGGAGATTCAGTAAAGATTATTAAAGAACCAACCATCACCGTATACCAGTACGAACGTGGTGCAGATGTAACTCAGACAAAGCTAACTGACCAAGAGTTGACGCTTGTCGTAGATACGGCTAATGCCTTTAAGTTCAAGGTGGATGACATTGAAAGCAATATGTCCCATGTGAACTGGCGTGAAGTCGCTTCATCTTCGGCAGCTTATGCTCTCAAGGATGCTTTTGATGAGGGTGTACTTGCAGCTATGTTTAGTGGTGTCTCTGCATCTAGTCCTAACCATGTACTAGGTTCAGATAGCGCAACTGACCTTGCTGCTGGCACGTTCGATGGAACGGGTAATCTCGACATAGGTTTCGGAACTTCGGAACATGATCCTTTAGATATTTTAGGTAGAATGGCTCGTCTTCTAGACGACCAAAGTGTCCCAGAAGAGGGACGCTGGTTTGTAGCCTCACCTGATTTCTATGAGGTTCTTTCTGGAACAGCATCGAAACTCTTGTCATCTGATTACAACGCTGGTCAAGGTTCGATCAGAAATGGTCTAGTAACGTCTGGTAAGATTCGTGGATTTAGTATGTACAAGTCTAATAACATTGCAAGCACATCTAATGCTGCTGGTAAATGTATTGCTGGTCATATGTCTTCTACGGCTACTGCACAGACGATTACAAGTACTGAAGTACTGCGTGATCCTGATTCGTTTGGCGATATTGTACGAGGTCTCCATGTATATGGAGCCAAGGTATTGCAAGATAGCGCATTAGTTTCCGCATTCTACGGTATCGACTAATCAAACTGGATTCGGGAGTCTGAATAGGCTCCCCTTTCCTTTTATTTATAAGAAAATTTTGGAGATAAAATATGGCAAGCCCAGTTATAGATATAAGAGATACGGGTAGAAACTCAGCAAGAACAGGAGATGTCCGTGCGCTTGCTGATAATGTGGTAAGTTCTTGGACTTCAGTAACGACAGGTACTATTGCAGTAACAGCAGGAGCAAATACTGATGTGAATTTTACACAACCCGCCGATACGATTATTCGTAATCTAATTGCTATCCCAGCAGGTAACATTGTTACAGCGGGGGCCAGTGGTGATGATGTAGACTTTTCATTAGGAACTTCTTCAGGCGGTACTCAACTTATTGCCACTGAAGCTATTCTAGATGATGGCGGTTCTGCGGTTACTTGGACGGCTAATGCACCTTTGTATCTTATTCAAGATTCACATGGTCATGCAGCTAACGCTTTTGTCAGTACTAGTGTTACGGCAGGTGTCGTAGGTGGTCCTGCAACTTCAGAAGCAATTGTTATCGCCGCTACATTGTATTCGGCTTCAGCTAGAACTTTGTATGCTCGACTAACGCCTTTAGCAAATAATCTTGCAACGGCTGCGACGACTGTAACATTCTTAGTTGAATTCTTACATCTCGGTGTTCTACCTGACTAATAGGAAGTAAATAAATGCCGCAAATAGGTTCTGATGAAAATCCTGTTGTATTTAGAAAAGCGATTGTCAGTCAAGGTAGTCGCTTTAGAAAGCACTTTGATAAAAAAAAGTATGATGATAACTATGATCGTATCTTTAAAAAAAAGTCTTCTAAAACAATACAACAGAACTTAGAATCTATTCAAGATATGAGAACTACCCAACGAAAGTTAACAGACTTAAATTGGGACGGTCAATGACAAAAGGTAGGAGGAAAGATGCCTGAATTAACTTATGGTAAAGTTGTCCAGTATGAGGACATTACTGATATGGAAGGCTATTACGAAAATTCTGAAGATAAACAAAATCGCGACTCTGATCGTAAACAAGGTGTATCTACTAATAAAGAATCAGACTAATGGCAACAACATATTTAACATTAACAAATGAGGTTTTAAGAGAGCTTAATGAAGTTCAATTAACGTCTTCTAATTTTTCTGATGCAACAGGTATACAAGCTTTTGCACAAGAAGCTATAAATAGATCGTTAAATGATATAGCAAACGAGGAACCTCAACTACCTTTTTTTGCTGCTGCTGCAAGCGGTGGCACAGATCCTTTTTATGGCAACGTAACTGTAGCCACAGTAAAAGGAACAAGATGGTATGTATTAAAATCAGGAAGTTCCAGTATTACTACAGATTATTCGTCTATAGATTGGGATGATTTTTATATAACAACTATTAGTGTTTCTGGTGAATCAGCTCCTTATGTATCGAAAGGTTTAAAATTTATTACTCTATCTGATTGGCGAAGGTATTTAAGAGATTCAGAAAATGCAGACGATGCAGATACTCAAGTATATGCTCAACCACGTTATGTAATTCGTAGTCCTGATCATAGAAAGTTTGGTCTAAGTCCAATACCAGATAAAGTATATAATATACATTTTTATGCTTATACGATACCTACGGCTTTATCTGCTCATGGAGATGAAATAGTTTTACCAGATCAATATGCGCCTATTGTTACAGCAAGAACTAGATACTATGTACATCAGTTTAAAGATAATTTACAACAGGCATCATTTGCAATGGATGACTATAAGAAAGGCATGAGGAATATGAAAGCTAATCTTATTAATCCACAACCAAAAGTAATGTCTGATGATAGGACTTATTTTTAATGGCAGCAAGTCAGCCATTTTCTGTACCTTTATCTGGGGGATTAAATAAATCAACAAACTCATTTGATTTATTACAGACTCCGGGTATCGCTACAAAACTAAGGAACTTTGAGCCAGCCATTGAAGGTGGGTATAGACGTATTAACGGATATACTCAATTTGGAGATGGCACAAGACCTAATAGTTCTAATGCTATTCTTGGTCTTCATGTATATGGAGATGGAGTAATAGCTGCTTCTGGAACTAATCTTTATTTTAGTTTAGACGGAGATAGTTGGTTACAAATAAATAGAGATAGTGTTGCAGGAGGAGGAGATAACTATAGCACCTTTACAGGTCGTAGTGCTCTAGCTAGAACTTCACAAAGTACCGCACATTTTGCAACCTATGAAGGTGATAGTACTTATGGTGAAGCTCTCATTACTGATGAAGGTTCAGGAGTCAAACCTTTTTATTTTAAAATGACAGGCACAGGAGCATTAAGTAATAGGACTTATTTTGCTAAAGAAATTACTGTCAGTGGAACTGTTTATCCTAAATATTGTGTGATTCACGATAAACATTTAGTAGTTGCAGGAGCATCTTCTGCTCCTAATACGATTTATTATAGCGGTACTAGTGATATCGATGATTTTTCAAGTACAGGATCAGGTAGTATTTTACTGGATGATAAAGTAGTAGGACTAAAAAGTTTCCGTAACGATTTGATTATATTCTGTACTAACTCTATTTATAAATTAGAAAATATAAATAATTCCTCAACTATTACAGTTACTCCTATTACACAGAATGTAGGTTGTATTGACGGTAATACTATTCAAGAATTTGCTGGTGATCTAATTTTCTTAGCTCCCGATGGGTTTAGAACTATTGCAGGTACATCAAGAATTGATGACGTAGAATTAGGAACTATTAGTAAACCTATACAGCCTATTATTAATGATATAGTTAATGCTTCAAATAGTTATACTTTTAGTAGTATTGTATTAAGAAATAAATCTCAATATAGAATGTACTATAGTGCTTCAGGAGGAACAGTAACTAATACATATGGTATTATAGGAACTTTAAGAGAGAAAGGATTTGAATGGTCTGAAACAGTTGGGATTATAGCTCCTGCTATTACTTCTGGTTTTAACCATAACGGAATAGAAAAACTTTTTCATGGAGATTGGTCTGGATATGTTTATAACCATGATACAGGAAACGCTTATAATCCAGAAGGAACAGAAACAAATATTGTAGCTGAATATCAATCTCCAGATTTTGATTATGGAGATTTAGGAACAGTAAAAACTTTAGATCATGTAAAAATTTCTTTTACTCCAGAAGGAGTAGTACAGCCTACGCTTAGAATTCGATACGATTACGGCGATTCAAATGTACCGCAGCCAGCAGATATGGAATTAGATTCAATTCCAGTACCCGCAATTTTTGGAACTGCTGTATTTAATACGCACACCTTTGGAGCATTAGAACAGCCTTTAGTTAGACAGTCTTTAACTGGAAGTGGACATAGTAACTTTTTTAGGATATATAGTGATGATACAAATCCTCCATATATCGTTAATGGCCTTTATATAAATTACAGACCTTCGGGAAGATTATAATGGGAACAACTTATACTAGACAAAGTTCATTTAGTGATGGCGATACAATAACTGCTGCACTATTTAATAATGAATTTAATCAAGTTTTAAATGCTTTTGCATATGCATCAAGTGGAACCACAGGACACCAACATGATGGTACTGCTGCGGAAGGTGGTAATATACATACGATAGGTGACCAAGACTTTTTAAATAAGATAGTTGCAGATAGTACAAATAATAGATGGGGCTTCTTTGTAGAAGTTTCTAGTGCTGCCGTAGAACAAATCCGTATTCAAGATGGAGCTATTGTACCCGTTACAGACAAT